CGGGCTGTCTACCCAGGCTGCGTTGTCGGAACGTACTCGGTGGAGGAAGTCCAAGACTTTGACGATAAACCAGCGAAGGTTAGTGCGCCAGAGGTTAAGGATATGGGAGCAGCAGAGATCGTCGAAGACATAGCAAATGCAAAGAAGGTAGGTGAGGATTTTTTGCACGTTTACATTCCAGGCCAAGAAGCACCATACGAATCAGCGGAGAACTTAGAAGAATGGGAAGCTATCTTTTACTCAATGATTCACCGAGTAAAGGCGGGGAAACTGGATGACAAGCAGAAGCTGGAGAAGCTAAAAGCATTTAAGAAAGCAAACCAGCACATCATTGAAACTATGAATCCAGAAGCTAAAACAAAAGTCTTGGCAGCAGTCACCACATTGGAGGGAGCATGAAACAGCATCAATCAGAAGCAGGGAAGGGCGTTCTATTTCAGAACGATAAGAAGGCACCAGGGAGCGCACAACCTGACTACAAGGGCGTGATCACCATTGACAGAGATGTTAAGGCCGGTGAGCAGATCAAGTTAGCTGCTTGGAAGAAAGCCACCAGAGTCGGTGAACTGATCTCTTTGGCACAGGATAACTGGACACCCGATCCTAATTACCGCAAGCCACCAATGGAAGCGCCAGCGCCGACATTGAAGAAGCCGCGAGAGTATGACCCATTCAAGGATGATGAAGTTCCGTTCTGATGGCTAAGTCTAGTCCTACACAACGAAGTCTTGAGTATCTGCGGGAGCAGGGCTATTTCTGCGCGATAGTGGAAAAGTGGAATAGCTTTACTAAGCAGCGGCAAGACTTGTGGGGCTGGTGCGACATCCTGGCTATTCGTGAGAACGAAGTGTTAGCCGTTCAAGTGACTAGCACAGGTGTCGCAGAGCGCATCAAGAAGATTCAAGAATCACCCACAGTTGCGTTAGTCCGTAAGGCCGGTATACGAATAGAAGTACACGGCTGGCGCAAGAATGTTAAAGGCAGATACGTTTTGAGAGTGGAGGATATATCTTGATTCATTATCACGGGCTTCCAATAACGCCAGCTACTGCTGCGGTTAGAGCAATTACAAATGGTCATGCGTTCGTATCTTTCAAACATCCTGATCAACTTACGATTGCTTTAGAGGTTGCACAATCTTTTGCTTTAGACAATGGTGCATTTTCTGCATGGAGGTCAGGAAAACCAGTCACAGACTGGTCTGAGTATTACGAATGGGTTTCTGAATTACATCGTTATCCAGCGTTTGATTTTGCAGTTATTCCTGATGTCATTGATGGTGATGAAGATGACAATGATGCGTTGTTAGATAAGTGGCCTTGGGCAAAGAAATCTCCTCATGTTGGCGCTCCAGTTTGGCACTTACATGAAAGCCTGGAAAGGCTAGATAGACTTGTTTCAAACTGGCCTCGCATTTGTTTGGGCAGTTCTGGCGATTACGCTCAAGTAGGAACGAATGCTTGGTGGATAAGAATGAGGGAGGCAATGGATGTTATTTGCGATAAGTCTGGAAGACCATGTACAAAAATTCATGGTTTGAGAATGCTTGATCCAAAGATATTTTCAAAGTTTCCATTTGCATCTGCTGACAGCACAAACATAGGAAGAAACATCGGTCTTGATTCACATTGGAAAGGAACTTACACACCACCAACAAAAGAGGCTAGAGCAATGATTATCAGAGAAAGAATTGAATCTAACCAATCTATTGTTTTTTGGGATAGAAAAATCAATTTGATTCAGGAGTCATTTTTATGAACGCAGCAAACCTAGAGAAGTCAGATCGTCTTAAGCGTGTGTACAACTTGCTTGCTGGTGGCGGTGAACACACAACCTTAGAGATTATTCAAAAGGCTGGTGTGTGCGCTGTCAACAGCATCATTAGCGAACTAAGAATGAACGGTTATTCCATTGACTGCCAGCGCCGTGCTGACAAATGGTTTTATAGGATGAACAAATGAAAAAAGTATTTATCGCCACACCGATGTATGGTGGATCTTGCTTTGGGTTCTATACGCAGTCACTGCTGCAACTAAACAACATGATGCGTGATCAGAACCTGCCAAGCATGATGTCTTTCATCTTCAACGAAAGCCTGATTACTCGCGCCAGGAACGCACTTGTTCACCAGTTCCTAAAGACTGACTGCACCCACCTGTTCTTTATTGACGCTGACATACGCTTTAATCCGGCTGATGTCTTTCCTATGCTGGACGCAGACAAGGACATCATCTGCGGTATCTACCCTAAGAAAGAGATCAACTGGAATACCGTACAAAGAGCAATGGACGCAGGTGTTGCCTACGATCAACTGAAGTACCACACAGGTAGCTTTGTGGTGAACCTAGTGGGCTATGCGGGTGAGGTCACTGTTCCTATCGATCAACCAGTAGAAATCTGGAATGGCGGCACAGGCTTCATGATGATCAAGCGAGAGGTGTTCGAGAAGCTGTCAGAGGTCGTACCGGCCTACACCAATGACGTTACCGACTTGGCTGGCAATATGAAGAATGATGAGATCAAAGAGTTCTTCACCACCAGCATCGAACCAGGAACTAACCGTCTGCTGTCAGAGGACTACCACTTCTGCCGGATCTGGCGGGAGAATGGCGGTCAGATCTTTGCAGCACCTTGGGCGCATCTAGCGCACGTTGGTAGCTATGTTTTTGAAGGTGCGTTAGCACCAGCACCCTGAGGAGAAATCATGACAGAGGAAACAACACTGACACCAAACAATGACATCTTTGACATCATCAAGGATGAGTTTGGTCTGAAGAATGATCGGCAACTGTCAGAGTTTTTGGAAATCACGCCTTCTGTTCTGAGCAGACTGCGGCACGGGAAGATGACGTTTACGCCAACTTATCTGCTGGCGATACATGATGCGACAGATTGGAGTCTGGACAAGATACGGGGCTACCTGCCAGGTAGTTCTATCCAGTGAGTATCCTGTTTATCGCAGGAATGCTGGCAGGAGCAGGACTAACAATCTTTATCTTGATGTTCGTCTTTTGGCTGTTTTTGCTGACTTCCTAAAAGCGGCTGCGGTGGGAGCGCCTTTACTTCCTGGCGCTCTCATCCTCTCACCACTACCTGCCTTGATCCTTGCTCTCTTGGCTTGGATGTTTGCGTAGAGTCCGTCTTTCATTTGACACCCCAAAAGTAAAGGTCGTGCGCCTGATCATTGGTCGAGAAAGCATACTGTCGGAATTCTGACAGGTCAAACGCTTCTCGGAAGTCTTGCTCGGTTAGGTTGCGGTAGTAGTCACCGCAGAAGGGCGCATCATACGGGTTGCTGCGGCGTGTGCCGTGTTCTGCCCGTCCAGTGGTCGCACAGCTAAAGAAGACCAGGCCAGAAGACATCCTGATCATATTGGCAAAGGTTTTTACCCACTCAGGATTATGCTCAAAGCACTCACAGCTACCAACAACATCAAAACTGCCATCAGGATAGGCGAGGTCTTCTCCTCTAGCCACCACATCAACATCGGCTCCTGCGCCAAGATCAACGCCAACATAGATACATTGCTCAAAAAAGGGACGTATTGATCCATTGATGTTTAGGCTGCCCACTTCCAGCACGTTCTTACGAACAAAGTAGTCAGGAAACTGCGCTTTAAGACTGGCAACGAATTCGATCTGCGCCGGATGGCTCACCGGCAACCCCACCGCTTCCTGGCTGCTTTACCGCGCTCACCTGTCCAGTTACGGCTACGGGCGCAGAAAGACTTATGACGGGGGTTAGAAGTATCTTTGGTGGGGGCTTTAAGGTTGCTGCCGGTAGCACGGTTGTACTTGGCTCTGCCTTTAGCGGTTAAGCCGCTACCTGCTTTGACAGACAGCTTTTCACCTCTGCCGACTGATAGTTTGACGTTCTTACGCAATTTTGGCTCCTTGCTGAAGCTGCGCTAATGTCAGGCCACCTGTGTACTGGAAGTGCGGGTATTCCCGAAAGCGTTTCCAGTCACCAGCCCACTCTAGTCCTGCTGCTTTGCCAAGCCTTCCAACCTCTTGCCAAACAGCGTCTTTGACATCCCATCTCGGTTTACCAGCCACAACAGGTACAACGTCAACAGCACAACGATAGTTATGCCAACTCTGACCAGCTTTCGCATTCGTGACTATCTTCCCTGGCTTAGTCCTGCCTTGGGCATACAGCGCGTCTTGTGAGGCATTGTCTCGGTAGGTACTTGTGACCAGCAGATCAATCCCTGCCAGTTTCGCGGAAGCCAAGAACTCCTCTACCCTTACCTTAACAGGCGGCAGAAGATCCTCTAGCTTACGGCTGTTGATCATCCCTTAGTAACCATCCCGACAATACCAGCCACCGCCAGACCAACGGTCACAATATGCTCTGCCAAAGCCGGAGCAATCGGCACACCCATAGCAGTCAAAAACAAAATAGCACCGCGCCATGTTGATGGCTCTTTTGCACGATCAAGAATGTACTGTCTCATAGTCCTTCTCCTGGCGTGATGTATATCTCCGCATTGTTGTGGGGAGCAATAATACGAACATAGACCGTTTTGGTTGAGCTAACCTGTGGTCCTGTAAAAACCTTTTCACTGTACGGCGGGATGGCTACTACTGGAGCGCCGTTAGCAGTTGGAATGGTTGCTGTAATATTTGCCGTTTGTCCATAAGCAACAAACACGGGATAGTCTTTACTTGTGTTAAACACTAAGTATTGATTAACCGGACTAACAGCCGTTAAAGAAACCACAGCCCCTTGAGTATTTGCAGATGAAGCAACCGCAACGACACAGTTGCCCATCGGTTGAAAGGCAATGTTGTTAGCCATTAGTACACCTTCTTGCCGCCGCCAGAAGTCGGGCTTTGTTTGCTGTTGTAGCTTTCATCAAAGCAGAAGACGCTACGAAATCCACCCATAGGTACTTGACCTGGTTGCCACTTCTGATATCGTTCTGTCGTATCAGATGGTTTCTGAGGACGGATTGCTTTCG